GCAACACCCCGGGCTGGGGGTCGTTTACGGAGCGCGATCGCGAATGGCTCCAGCAGCACACCAAAACCGCCATCGCCAACTTCCGCGAAAGTGGCTTCAAGGCCATCCAGGCCTGCGCCGAGCTCTCCCTCATCCGCAAGTTCCTCGACGGCAAGTCGATGACCTTCACTAACTGGGTGCGCTCCAGCTTCGGGTCGAGCGAGCGCACCGCCTACCGCTGGCTGGCCTCCTACGAAGAGTTGCGCGGCGCCGCGCCCGACGAGGCTATCCTTTACCTCGCCCAGGAAGGCATCGCCGGCATCAACAACACCGTGCAGCCGCGCGAGATCGCGCCCGTCCTCAAGGCCCTGCCCCCGCCTCGCGACCTGCACAACAAGAAATCCATGGAGGTGTGGAAAGACAAGGTCGGCGCGGAGTTGCGCCAGCGGCGCTCCAAGCGCCGCAACCAGGTCAGTCTGCGTCACGATCCGGAAGACGCGCTGCGTCACTTCGTGATCACCGGCCGGGGCCTCTTGCGCGAAGCCCAGATCTCCACCTCGGCCGAGGCGCGCAAGTGGCTGAATCGCGGCGTGGGCTACATCATGGAAACTCGGGCCATCACCGGCACCGTCTCCGCCGAGCGCATCCCGGTGCCCGAGGGCTTCCTGCCCCGCCGCGGCCGGCCCCGCAAGCAGCCTCCGGCGGCCGGTAAGTAGCCGGGCATTTTCGCGTCCATCCACCGTCCAGAACCCGGAAAGCCCTCCCCCAGGAATCTTTCCGTGGCATTTGCAGTAGGATGGTGGAGAAGGGATTGCGCCGTCCAACAAGCGTCCAAAGTTGGCCCTTAAATACCGCATGTCAGTCGAAGCATCTGTTGCAATCACACAGTTTAGTTGCTTCTCTCGTTGGGCTCATAACCCAAAGGTCGCTGGTTCAAATCCAGCCCCCGCAACCAACAAATCAATAACTTACATAATTCCATACCGGTTTTTAAGTCCAGCAACCGTCCAAGGTCCCTGAGGAGTTGCCGCGATGGGCTTGAAATCGAACGCGATCTACGCCCTGGCGGGCCTGGTTCTGGGCCTGGTCTTGGGGCTGCTGGCCTCTTCCCTCCTGCCCCAGCGCAATCGCTTTGTGGACGTCTCCGGCGCCGCAGCCGCGCTCGACACCAGGACGGGCGAGTACTGCAACCCGGTCTCCAGCCGGGCCAATGCGCTGCCCTTCTGCCATGATCTCTACGCCGGCAAAGCTCATTAAGCCTGATCCCGCGTCCTACTGCACCGGTCCGCTCTTAGGCTCGAGCAGCGCCCCGAACAGGTCCGCCACCCGCATGTCGTCGGCGTCGATGGCGTGGGTGTAGTGCTCTAGCGTCACCTTGGGGTCGGCGTGGCCCAGCCGCTTCTGCCGCGTCTTGAGCGGCGTTCCCCAGGTGTCCATCTGCGTCGCGTTCAGGTGCCGGAAGGCGTAATTGCCGCAGCGGATGCCCATGGCCTTCACCCGGGCGCGGATACCCAGCTGGTCGAGGATCGGGTCCAGCACCCGCTGCCGGAAGCTGTCCATCGACAGCGGCTTTCCGCCCTCGTGCTGGTTGATGCGCGTCTGCCGGCCGTGCTGGTTGGCGCGCACCCGCCATTTTTCCGTGACGAAGAGCAGGCCATACTCGTTCGGCTCGGCGCCGCGGATGAACTCGTCGAGATCGCGGCCCAGCCGCTCGCTGATGGCGAAGCTGCGCACCGCCGCCCGGGACTTCACCGTCTGCACCTTGCGCGCCCACACCGACTGGCTCACGCGCAGGCTGCGCAGATGGCAGTTCTCGCTTTTCAGGCCGGCCAGCTCCCCGGGCCGCATGCCGGTCTCGAAGAGGATGCGGAAAAACAGCTTCCACTTGCCCTCCGCCTTTTGGATGATCGCGATCGCCTCTTCCACGGTGAAGCTGTAGGTGTTCCCCTTGGGCACCTCGGGCAGCACCAGCCCCGCGAAGGGATCCTCCCGGACGTAGCCCCAGTCCTTGGCCGTGGCCCACATCGAGCGCAGCGTCCGCACCAGGTTGTGGATGGTCTTCGGACCCACGCTGCCGCGCTTGCCGGCGATCCAGGCCTGCAGCGCTTCGGTGGTGATGTCGCGCAAACGGTGTCCGCCCCAGGCCGGCTTCAGGTGCACCTTGATCACGCTGCGCTCGCTCGGCTGCGAGCTGGGCTTGTGCTGGGGCAGGATCGTCTTCTCCCATTTCTCCGCGAATAGCGCGAAGGTGCCCGCCCACTCCGGCCGGTAATCCTCGCGGTTCACCTCGTTCAGCCGCTCCGCCAGCAGGCGCTCGGCCATGGGCTTGGTCACGCCCTTGGTAGGCGCAATCACGTCCCAGCGCCGTACTCGCTTGACGGTTCCGTCGGGCAGTTCCACATCCTCACGCCACCGGCCCACCCAGCGCTCGCCATCCCGCGTCAGCTGCCCGCGCTGAAACCTGCGCCGCGCCATGGTGCGTATCCTCCGCGAGGCAAGCATACAGCCACGCGGCGGTGTGGCGTCATCTCCTTGTCGATCAGTCATTTACACAACTCACATTTGATTTTCGTGGAAGCGGCGTGACAACGTATCCGGGTTCAACCATGCCGCCACAGATCGGCTCCATATCGTACAGCTCACGGTTTGCCAGAGTCATCCGGCCAGCGTCAGTTATTCGAATCGACCTCGCACAGCGAGCCTCGGACCAGCGGCCTCTCCGCCACCAGTCTTCATGGGATGCGAGCCAGCTGAGAAGCTCGTTGCTGCCAAGCAACCCGAAGACATAGACGCCATCCGTTCCGTGCCGATGGTATTTATCCCATGGGCACATCCAAACCATTCCCTCCGCAGCTACCCGCTCCATGAATTTCCACTGGGCATCGCGTTCAGCCCGCGCAAACTTCCGCGATCTGTAGTCCGTCAGCCTTTTGGGCTTCACTCGGCTCATCGCGATCCTTTCTTCAGCGCCCAGATCTTCTCGATGGGCAGCTCGACAAACGCGGCAAGGCGCAGCGCGGTTTCAAGCGAGGGCGTGCAGCCATGCTCCACCTGGCAGAGCACGGCGTTGTTCACGCCCAGCGCCGTCTGCACCTGGCGCAGCGTGACGCCGCGATCCAAGCGCATCGCCTGCAGGTCCACCAGCAGCACGGTCCGCGAGGGCCGCTGCGCGCGCTGGATACGCCGGCTCGGTTTAAGTTCGCTGAGTTTCATGTGGAAAAATTAGCAGGCTAAAGTTATGCTGTCAACCATAAATATGCTTGACATATTAAATCATGTGGAAATATGATAATTCCAGAGAGAATATGACAGGTTGTCATAAGGAGGGCCGATGATCGGCACCAAGCACAGCCAAACCTGCAACATGGCCTTCGGGCGCAAGGATCCAACCTGCCCGCGCTGCCTCGAACTGCTCGCCGGCGCCGATCCCCGCGCCGGGTGGCAAAAGGACTACTTCAAGCGCAAGCGTCAACTCGAAACCCAACGGCGGCGCGAGATGGACGAGCACTTCGCCCCGGGCGGACCACACGCCCGCGGCCAATGCGGCCCGGTCTGCACCGCCTTCGACTGGTAGAAAGGGAACGCCATGGCTAGGAACTACTTCTCTGCAGCTTCAAACCGAATCATAGAGTTCGCCTGCATACCATGTGACTACTCCCCGGAACGAGGGCAACCCAACTTCCACCAGACTCAAGTGCGGTGCATAATTTGCAAGCTTCCCATCTGTAGGAAGCACTGGAGACAGCACGTGAAGGAATATCACTCCACTGGCGGAACTGAATAACGGACTGACAGAAAACAGGAGGTAGATTATGCTGGTTTGCGAGGTCACCATGAATAACTTCGATGATTCGGTCGCGCTGCGCCGCGCCGCCGAGAATGAGCAGAGGAAGGCGGAGCGCGCCCGCGACGCCGGACTGCCGCAGTTCGCCGTCTATCACGACGCGCAGGCCAGGCGGCTGCGCGATGCCAGCGGGCTCCGAACCGGAGAGCATCGCTTCTCCCGGCAGACGCCGGTGCCGGACTGCATCACGCCTAAGGGGCGCGACTGGACACCGACCATCGTGTGCGCGATCGTGCTGGCTGCCGGGTTTCTGACCGGCGCCTTCGGTACCAACCTGCTGGTCACCCTCGCCGAACACCTCCGCCGGGTGCTGCCATGATCGTTGCACACGCCGAAGACCAAAATGGACGGCAGACGCTGGTTGTAGTTCTTGAGCCGGCTAACCTCGAGAAACTAACCCTCGGACAACCGATGCCAATACCTCTCCAGAGATATATGCCCGGCCGCCCCGACAACTTGGAAATTCTGCTCTGTTACACGCCGGATTCGGTATGGGTGTCGGAACAGGTCCAGGCTGGTCGGGATCTAGTGGCGACACTTGATCGTTCCCTGTCGCGGAAGCCTGTATATCTACGCCGAGGAGCCGAAGGTGAAGATCTCGTGAAGGTGAACCCATGAACCCTCTCCCCCTCCCCCGCCGCATCCCGGTTGCTTTCTGCCCCTGCGGTGCCCAGGTCCCACCGGCCGTGTGCATCACCCATCCGGCGCTCAGTTGCTGCCCAGAGTGTGGCGGCACAGCCCGCACTTACGTATGGCTGGCCGTCCCCTGGGGTCGCCGCATTGCCCACGCCTGGGAGCTCTACTCAGCACAAGTCATTCTCGGCCAGGTGCCGCCGCCCTGGGCACTGGCCGAGATCTGGGCCTACCGGGCGCTGGCCGCCGTGCTCGCCGCCGCCGAATGGGTTCACCTGCTCGACGGGCACCCGCTGCGCACTGTCTTCGATGGCCTGATGGTCTTCACCCTGTGGTGGTGCTCCAGCCAGACCAAATCGCAGTGGCAGAGAAGGAGCCGCTATGTCCAGCCCGGCGCTTCCCGCTGACCATCTTGTGCTCTGCTCCGAGTGCGGCCTCCCGCAGCCGGCCGGGACCGCCTTCGCGCCCGCCCAGCTCAAGAAGAAGCATCCCCGCTGCCGCGCCTGCGCTCCCAACAAGTTTTCCAACCGCCGCGAGGGCGGCCACCAGTCGAAAAAGGAATCGCGCCGTGCCGAGGAGTTGGAGACGCTCGCCAAGATCGGTGCCATCCGCAATCTTCAACAGCAGGTTCCCTTCGTGCTCATCCCCGCCCAGCGCGACCCGGTCACCGGCCGCGTCGTCGAGCGCGCCTGCACCTATGTCGCCGACTTCGTCTACGACGACCACCTCGGCCACCATGTCGAGGACGCCAAGGGCATGCGCACCGATGTCTACAGGCTCAAGCGAAAAATGATGGGCTCCGTCCACGGCATCCGCATCGAGGAGGTCTAATGAGTCTTCCAGAATACAACCCTGTCCCTGTCGAAACGGCCCGGCGGGTAGGCGACGAATTTGGCAAGTCTATCGTCATCATCAATGCTTGGGACCCCGTCCACGGGAAGCTCCACACCACAACCTGGGGGCGCAGCGGCGACGAAAAAGGCTGGGCCGCGCTTGGTGGCCAGCGCACGGCGCAGGTTCTCGGCGCGGTTCCAGATCTCGGCGAGATCTACCAGGACTACCGCATTCAGCTCCTGCGAAGAATGACGCGAATGATCCAGACCATCGCCGTCTTCCACGGTGGCACTCACGAGGAAGATTGTCCCGTCGACGACACCTGCACATGCGCGTTCAAGCCGTTCAACGACGAGATCAATGCCGTCTGCAACGCAGGGCATGAACTGTTCGGCGACCTCTCGGTTCGAGAGGTCACGGAATGGCCCAAGGAGGTCTGAATGTCGGTCTCCGTCATTTACCGCTGCACCGTCTGCAACGAGATCAAGCAGACCGCCAACCACTGGTTCGTGGCCCGCAACGCCGGCCTGGGGCTGATCTTCAACCGCTGGCAGGACGCCGTGAACCTCGGCTTCCTCCAGGAGGGCGAGACCCGCCACATCTGCGGCCGCGAGTGCGCCCGCAAGATGCTGGAGCGCTTCCTGGCCGCCGAACCGCAACCCCAAAAGGAGAACACCACAGCATGAAACTTCCCGACGTCACCAGCCACCCCTCGGATCACGCCACACTGGGGGCGTTGCTCGATCTTGCCGCCGAGGCCCGCAAGGCGTTTCCGGAGACGGCATCCGATGGCCACGCCGCCGTCTTCGACCTGCTCTTCTTCTGGCGCCGCCTGCTGCCCGCCTTCGAACTTGCCGGCAAGCACCACTTCACCCAGACCGACAAGGGCGGCGAGCTCAAGCTCTGGCACGTGCTGCGCGTCTCCGCCTCGCTGCTCCCCGACGTCGACGCCGCCGTAGTTGGCGCGCTGCACGATCTGCTCGAAGACACCCCCTGCACGCTCGAAGCGTGTGTCGCAGCCTGCCACCTGACGCCCGTCCAGGCCGCCGCCCTGCAGCTGCTCACCCACGATCCGCAGGACAGCTACGACAACTACATCCTCGCGCTCACCATCGACACCCCGGGGGGAGCAATGGCCCGCAGGATCAAGCTCGCCGACCTGCGCGACAACCTCGACCTGCGCCGCTTCGCGCTGGCCGTCTCGAACTCCGGCGCCGATGCCATGGCTCCCCTGCGCGAGCGCTACCTGCGCGCGCTGAGGGTGCTCGCTCCGGACGCCGCCGTATGACACCTTGTCATATCCCGCACCAAAGTACGCAACTTTTGCACAGCTAATTTGCCTTGACAATTTCTTTCGACTTTATTTAGGTTGGCATCACTTCTGCTTTTGATGTTGCTTCACCTGTTGCTGCTGCTCCCCGAGCCGGACCCCTTCGCGGTGTGCGTATTCGGGAGGAAGGTTCTCGATTCGTGCTGGCTTTGCCTCGTTCCGCCCCTCCTCTGCCGCCCTCGGGCCAATCTACCCCATTCATATTCAGGAGAATTCCATGACCCGCACCCTTCGCGTGCTGGTGGCCGCTGCCGGCTTTTTGGCCGTCACCGCCCTGCTGCTCGCCCAGTCGCCCGCGCCCCATCCGGCCCTTTCGCAGCCTGCCCCCGCCGCCAGCCGTCCGGCAGCCCCCGCGCCGACCCCGCTTGAAAAGGCGCAGCTTGAAAACATCCAGCTCAAGCTGATGCTCCTCGACGACGAAGAGCGCTCCATTCCCGAGCGCCGCCAGCAGCTGCAGCAACAGTACGGCGCAATGGCCCAGCAGATCCAGGGCGAGCATCCCGGCTACCTCTGGAGCCCGCAGCAGGGCGCGCTGGTGGCCATCCCCAAGCCGGCGGCCAAGCCCGAGGTGAAAAAGTAGCCCATGCCGCGGCCTCTTCCCACTCCCATCTCCGATCACATCGTGGTGCTCCCCATCGAGCGGCCTCTTGAAGTCGGCGGCATGGCCCGCCCTCAGTCCGCGGCCGAGATGCCCTCCGAAGGCGTCGTTGTGCTGGTCGGACCCGGCCGCGTCACCGAGCACGGGGTGCGCGTCAAGCCGGAAGTCGAAGCGGGCGACCTGGTCAGCTTTCCCAGCTACGCCGGCAAACTCATCGCCGACCCGGTCGGGCTCTATCCCGGCCAGTACCTGCTCGTCCGCCAGGACGAGCTCTATCTCAACCACGGGCCCCAGTCCCGAGAAAGCGAGCCGCATGAGTAAGGCATTGCTCTATTCCCGCCACGTCCGCCAGGAGCAGGACCTCCACCAGGAGCTGCTCGAAGGCGTGGCTCAGATCGCGCTCGCCGTAGCCTCCACGCTCGGTCCCCGCGGCTGCAACGTCATCATCGACCGCCCCGGCGAAACCCCCGACGTCACCAAGGACGGGGTCACCGTGGCCCGCAACATCCAGCTGACCAACCCCGTGCACCACGCCGCCGTGAAGATGATTCAGGACGTGGCCAAGGCTCACGAGCTCGAGACCGGCGACGGCACCACCACCGCCACCGTGCTCGCCCACCGGCTCTTCGAGGGCGGCCTCCAGCTGGTCGACCAGCAGGGCGAGAGCCCGGTGGGCCTGCAGCGCGCCATCCTCGCCGCCGTCGAGGCCGTGGTGGCGCAGGTTCGCCGTCTGGCCCGCGAAGCCACCGACGAGCAGATCGTGCAGGTGGCCTCGATCGCCACCAACGGCGACGCCGCTTTCGGCCAGGTGATCGGCGAAGCCATCGGCAAGGTGGGCCGCGATGGCATCCTCACCTTGGACGACAGCAAGGAGCCGCGCATCTGGTTCGAGGCCCGCGACGGCTTCCGCATGAATTCCGGCTTCCTCTGGCCCGACTTCATCACCGACCGCGGCCACGGCACGGCGGTGCTTGAAAACCCCTACATCCTGATCACCGAGCGGCAGCTCTCGCAGGGCATCGGGCAGAACCCGACCCTGCACGACATCGGTCCACTGATGACCTTCTGCGCCGGGCTGAACCGGCGCGGCGACGCCCGCGAGCGCGAGCCCCGGCCGCTGCTGATCGTTGCCGACGACGTGCTTCATGGCTCCGACTGCGCCCAGGCCCTGCTCATCAACCATTCCAACTGGGACAAGTCGCGCCGCGGCATTCCGGTGCAGGGCGGCGGCCTGCAGATTTGCGCGGTGCGCGCCCCTGGCTACGGCGAGCTGAAGCGCTCGGCGCTCTCGGACCTGGCTCTGGCCACCGGCGGGCGCGTGCTCACCCAGGACGGCGGCGAGGCGCTCTCCCAGTGGGTCCTCGACGACAAGCGCGGCCGCTGGACCGATGCCAACCTCGGCCAGTGCCGGCGCGCCGTCGTGTCGAACGGCCGCGTCATCCTCGAAGGGCCGGCGGGCGATGCTGCCGATCCCGGTCTGCTTCCCCGCTTCGCCCAAAGCCTGCGCCAGCAGGCCCAGGAGCAGACCGACCCGCAGAGCCGCGAGCACCTTCTACAGCGCGCGGGAAGGCTTACCGGCATGGTCGGCGTGATCCACGTCGGCGCCAAGACAGAAGCCGAGTCCAAGGCCCTCCGCGCCCTGGCCGAGGATGCCGTCCTCGCCGTCCGCGCTGCGCTCGCCGAAGGCGTCGTCCCCGGGGGCGGCCTCACCCTCTTCCTGCTCGCCGAGCAGCTTTCAAACACCGTCGCCGATCTGCCCAAGGAAGCCCAGGCGGGCGCGCATCTGCTCGCCGCAGCCATGCAGTGGCCTATGCGCCAGATCGCCATCAACGCCGGCCAGAACCCCGACGAGGTGGCCGACGAAGTCCTGCTGCTCAACTCCACGGGGAAGCAGTCTGAAAAACTGATCGGCTTCAACGCCGCCAATGGACGGTACGAAGAAATGATCGGCGCCGGCATCGTCGATCCCGCCAAGGTCGTCCGCGTGGCTCTCGAGAAAGCCTCCTCGATCGCCGCCCTCATGCTCACCACCAGCTGCCTGGTCTACCTCGATCCCCAGGTCCACCGCCAGCAGCCCATCATCCAGTTGCCGCAGTTCCCCATGCAGCCGGCCATGGCCGGAAGGGGAGAGTAGATGGCAGCCCAAGTCATCGCCACGGCAGTTCCGCTTGCCCCACCGCCAGATCCAGACCGGGTGCGGGGGCGGCTGGTCGCCATCAAGCGCGACGGCTACGGCTTCATCTCCATCGGGCCGGATGAGCCGCAGTTCTTCGTCCTTCAGTCCGACATCCCGCCCCGGCACTGGCGCCGCGGCATAGTGGTCGAGTTCACTCCCATGCCCGCCAGCCGCGGCAAACGTAACCCGCGCGCCGGCAACCCAGTTCCCATCCCCGCGGAGGTAGAGCCGTGAGCGTGATCATGGTCGGCAAAAACGCCATCTACGAAGTGGACGATTGCGGCGGCCGCCGCGAGATTAGCTGCTCCTTCGTTCCCCAACCAGCCCCTGATCCGCGCGACTGCCTCTGGTACAGCGGGAAGGGCGGGATCGAGCGCATCACCCGGTCTGAATTCCGGCGTCGCGAGCGCCGCGAGGTCCGGCATGGCTTCTTTCTCGTCGCCGGCGTCGCCGGGGCCGTGCTCGCCGTTCTGGCCGCGTGCGCATGTCTGGTGCGTTTTGGGTTGCCCTGAAGGCGTAAAAAAGGCTGTGTATATCGTGGAATTGTAAGTTGCCTATTTGCAGTCGATTGGAAGGACGATTGTCTGTTTTCCGAATTTTCAACAGGGTTTTTCAGGAGGTGCTCGAAAGTCGTGTAAATCGCCGGACGCAATTCGCTTCCGGTACTGGTTTTCAAAAACGTCCACAAAGTTTTCCTAATTGATTTGCACATTTTGAGCGGCCGTAAACCATTAATTGACGTGTCAATTAACCTGCGGTTCCGAAGTTTCCACAGGGAACTACTACTGCTTCTAGAGAATAGGAAACTTACTTACTCGAAAGGAGAAGCTGATGGCCGACCAGTCCGCAGCCTGCGATGAATGCCTGGCCAGGGGCCACTACTGCCCCGGCCTCGTCACCGCCGACGACGGCCAGACGCACCTCTGCTTCGACTGCGATGCCGGCGAGCTATGCAAGCGGACCAAGGTATCCGCGGCGCCCCTGCCGGCGGCCGACGCTCCCCTTGCCGTTCCCCCGGCCTCGCCCGTCGAACTCGCGATCGAGCAGCACGAGGAGCGCACCGCCCAAACCAGTTTGAAAGCCGCGCGCCTGCTCAGCCGCGGCGGGAAAGAGAGGAAGACCATGCCCAGCGGAATGAAGCTCAGCGTGGATACGGTCGGCGCCATCGAAGCCGCGATCCGAGAGAAGCCGGGCACCGAGCTCGCCATCGCCAGAAGGTTCGGCATCGGCTTTGCAACCGTCGCGAAGATCGCCAGGAGAATGAGCTACCCGGCAACTGCCGAGACCTTGGCAGATCAAGTGGACACCGTTTCCATCGCTCATTTGTCAAGCGAGGTTGCCGATCTTCCGACCGCCCACCAGCCGAAGCTTTCAGAGACAGTCTTTGACCCCCAAGCCGGAGGCCGCGCCGGCGCTTTCCAGGCGGCGATCGGCGAGCTATCCCGTGAAAACGAGCTGCTCGAAGCCCAGATCGTCTCCAACCGCACCCTCATCCAGCAGCTCGCCAAAGCTGCCGGCCGCCGCCACCCTCAACCCCAGCAAGGAGCCTGACCCGTGAAGCCACCCCTCACTCCCATCAACCTGGGCTCGGTCGCCAAAGGCGCGGCCATTGAGCTCTTCGAGAAGGCCATCGACGCTGTGGTCCGCAACATCGCGGACACCGACACCGAGGCCGGCGCCGAGCGCGAGATCGTCCTCAAGTTCAAGTTCAAGCCCGAGGGCGACCGCCGCGGCATCGAGATCCTCACCACCGCCTCCACCAAGCTGGCCGGGGCCATGAAGCACAAGAGCCGCGCCTATGTGGGCAAGGACACCGCCGGCGGCCAGCATCTCTTCCTCGAAGACCCGCGCCAGGACACGCTTTTCGACCTGCCCCAGCAGCAGGACAACCTCGTCGACTTCAAAACTCCGGCCGCGCAGTAGCGCCTCGCCCTTCACCGCCACCGCAGTGTCACCCAGGAAAGGATTGTTCCCGTGATCAAAGAAGCAATCGAGTACATCGAGCATCTTACCCAACGCGCCTACCACAAGGCCCTCATCGAGCCGACCAGCGAACCCTTCGACGGCCTGCTCTGCAGCTACATGCGCGAAGTCGTTCCTGGCCAGTTCGGGCCTAAACTCGGCCCTATCGTCACGCCGCCGCGTGCCGCCAAACTCGAAGTCAAGACCCTGACCGGCTTCCTCGACGCCATCCGCTCCGGCGCCGGCGGCAAGCTCGACGGCCGCATCGTTCACGTCGAGGACTACCTCAACGTGGCCCTGAAGTCCGCCTACAGCGATGTTTTCGGGGTGCGCGACACCGTGCTCAAGGCCACCTACACCCCGCTGAACATCTTCAAGTTCGGCCACTACTACGACGACCCGCAGGAATTCATCATCGCCCTCAACGGCGCTTTCCTGATGAACGAAGAAGCGGTCTACGTGCAGCGCGTGGCTTCCGGGCTCGCCGTGGTCCAGGGCGCGGTCTCGACGGCCGACGACGGCTTCAGCCAGACCATCGTCGTCAAGCAGGGCGAGGTCCGCACTTCGGAAGCCACCATCAAGCCCCGCGTGAAGCTCATCCCCCGCCGCACCTTCGACGAGGCGGCGCCGGCCGAGAGCGAGTTCCTGCTGCGCCTCAAGGGCACGTCGCCGACACCCTCGATCGCGCTCTTCTACGTCGACGGCACCCGCTGGCAGGGCGAGCTGATGGAATCGATCCGCAAGCATCTCGTCAAGCATTTGCCGGACGAGCTCAAGGACAAGGTGCTCGCCTGAGATGAAGGCCTGCCCCACCTGTCATCGGCCCATCGGCGGCACCGGACGCTTCTGCTTCGCCTGCCGCCTGCCGATCCTCAAGCACCACAAGTGGCACGTCGTGGGCTGCTACCTGGTCCACGACGACTGCTCCAACCCCAGCATGCGCCTGCTCGTCAATGTTTCCGAACCGGCCCCCGAACCCGCGTCCCAGCCGCTGCTGGATGGCGCCCAGGAAGAAGTTCAAGCATGAGACCACCCCGCCCCGTCGTCGTGTTTTCGCGAGACGAGCTGCAGCGCTCCGACTGGTGTTTCGCGCTGCGCCACCACTCGCCCAGCAAGGCGGGTATCTACTACGCAGTCGAGGCCACCGGCGACATCCGCCTGCTCAACGAGCTGATCGCCCTGGGCGATGTCGACGCGACTCCGCTGCGCGCGCTGGTCCTCTGCGCCAAGGATCTCCGCGAGGCGGAAGCCCTGCTCGCCAACATCCGCCGTGCGCCGCCCACCGTCGTGCTCACCGCCAAGCGCATCGAGGAGGAGTGGCCCATGCGCCCGGCCTGCGTCGGCTGCGTCACGCACGAGCGCTGGGTTGTCTTCGCGCATCTGGACGTGATCTCGGAGTTGAAGCGCGGTCCCAAGAAGGGCTCGCGCCACCACGCGGACGCGCTGGTCCCGGCGTAAACCTTGGCAGAAAGGAGCATGAAGCCATGAGCATACGTGCATACCCGCTGTGCTGGCCGGATGGCTGGAAGCGGACACTGATCCATCAGCGGTCATGGAGCCGGTTCACCCATCAAAAGCGCACGGCGACCATTGCCGATGGCGTGGGGCGAATCATCTCCGAACTAGAGAAGTTGCGGGTGAAGCGCGACGATCTGGTGATCTCGACGAACGTAGAGACGCGCCTGGATGGACTGCCCCGCGGCGACCGCACGAATCCAGCCGATCCTGGGGTGGCTGTGTACTGGCGTAAGGGTCAAGGCAAGCCTATGCAGTGTATGGCCATCGACCGCTATCGGGATGTGGCCGGCAACCTCTGCGCTGTCGCGGCGACGCTGGAAGCCATGCGGGCCATCGAACGGCATGGCGGCGCCGAGGTTTTGGAGCGGGCGTTCACCGGCTTTGCTGCGTTGCCGGAAAGAGCTAGTCGGTCATGGAGAGAAGTGCTCGGTCTGCAAACCATAGAGACCGTCACTCGCCACCACATCGAGGCTGAATATCGGTTGCTGGCCCGCGAACGTCATCCGGACCGTGGCGGATCGCATGAAGCCATGAGTGAGTTGAACATCGCCCGCGAGCTTGCCCTGGCGGAGATTGGCGCATGAACAGAGGCTGCGACCAGTGACCGTTTACATCTACCGCTGGAACCGTATGGACCGCAAGGGGCAGCGCTGCACGGTCCTCTGCCGGGGCACGAAGAACAGCTGCCTGATCGAGTTTGAAGACGGTCACCTGGCCGTCACCAGCCGCAACGCATTGAGAAAGGCCAAACCATGGGAATTGGAACCGGCATCGAGTGGACAGATTCAACCTGGTCGCCCATCCGCTTTCGGGTGAAGGCGGACGCGGCCCAGATCGCGCGGGCCAAGGGGTATACATCGCTGGTCGCGATCGCGGAGAAGATGGCGGGGCATGTGGGCTCGCACTGCGAGCATGTTTCGCCGGGCTGCGAGCACTGCTACGCGGCCACCAACAACCATCGCTGCCTGCCCGCCAATGGAACCGGGCTGCCCTACGACCGGCGCTCGCGCGACCTGGTGGAAGCCTTCGTGGATGAGAAGATCCTGCTGCAGCCGCTGCGCTGGAAAAGCGTTTGGCAGGATTTGGGAAACGGCGATGCGGAACTGCGCTCGCGGCGCATCTTCGTCGAGAACCAGTCCGACCTCTACGGCGAGTGGGTGACCGACGAGATGCTGGACCGCGTGAAGGCGGTGATGGCGCTCTGCCCGCAGCACACGTTTCAGGTGCTGACGAAAAGGCCGGAGCGGATGCGGGAGTATCTAAACGCAGCCGATGTTCGCAGAAGAATTGCGCGGGAGGCAAATATCTTCATGCGCAGCGGTGGAAGGGCAGCCCACAGCGACGCACTCGTTCACACCTTCACATGGGGAAGTCTTGAGCACGCCGAGGTTGGGGAATATGCCAACTACCTGGCTGGTATCACGGACCGGCGCTGGCCACTGCCTAACGTGTGGCTGGGCGTATCGGTCGAGAATCAGGCGGCGGCGGACGTGCGCATTCCGCTGCTGCTCCAGACGCCGGCGGCGGTGCGCTTCATCTCTGCCGAGCCGCTGCTGGGGGCACTGGATCTCACAATTGGCGGCTTCCTCGGCGGTCATTTCGACCGTGAATGTGATGGGACGGAAGACGGCTGCACTTGCGAATGTTTCGCGCCGCTCGACTGGGTGATCGCGGGCGGGGAGAGCGGGCCGGGGGCGCGGCCCATGCATCCGGACTGGGCGCGGAGCCTGCGCGATCAATGTGTCGCGGCGAAGGTGCCGTTCTTCTTCAAGCAGCATGGAGAATGGATTTCGCTCGTGGATTACGACCCGTTTATTCATGGCGCGGACACTGGCAAGTATCCGCATCAGTTCTCTTGGCGTACCGGGGAAGAGAATGATGCAGAGCTCCCGATCTCCTGCTTCCGCGTGAGCAAGAAAGCCGCGGGCGCGCTGCTCGACGGGCGCGCGTGGAAGCAGTTTCCGGAGGCGCGCCCATGACCTACGAAGAGTTTCTCCAGGCCAAAGTCCTCCTCACCCCCGACTGCGGATTCACCGTCGAAGAAGGCGAAATATCTCCGCTGCTCATGCCTCATCAGCGGACCATCGTCCGCTGGGCGGTGCGGCGCGGCCGGGCCGCCATCTTCGCCGCCTTCGGTCTGGGCAAGACCATGATGCAGCTGGAAGCGACGCGGCTCTTCGCGGCGCAATCCAGCGGCCGCGCGCTGATCGTCTGCCCCCTCGGCGTGCGCTTCGAGTTCATGCGCGACGCGGAAAAGCTGGGCATCCCCCTGCACTTCGTCCGCTCCATCGGCGAGTGCGGCGACCGCGGCCTCTACATCACCAACTACGAAACCGTGCGCGACGGCAAGCTCGACCCGCGCCAGTTCCAGGCCGTCTCCCTCGACGAGGCCGCCTGCCTGCGCGGCTTCGGAGGCACCAAGACCTTCCGCCAGATGATGGCGTTCTTCGAGGGCAGCGGGACATTCCGCATCGTGGCCACGGCCGCCCCGTCGCCCAACGACTTCATCGAGCTGCTGGCCTATTCCGCATTCCTCGACGTGATGGACGTTTCCGGCGCCAAGACCAAGTTCTTCAAGCGCGACCCCGAGCACGCCGACCAGCTGCGCCTGATGCCCGGCCGGGAAGAGGACTTCTGGCTGTGGTGCTCCACCTGGGCCGTCTTCCTGCAGCGGCCCTCCGACCTCGGCTATTCCGACGAAGGCTATTCCCTGCCCCCCATGGATGTGCGCTGGCACGAGCTGCCCTCGACGCACCGCAACGCCGGCCAGGAGCCAAGCGGCCAGGGGCGCCTGCTGCAAAACTCGGCGCTGGGCATCACCGCGGCCTCGCGGGAGAAGCGCGACAGCCTCGACGCCCGGGTGGCGGCGCTCTCGGAGATCGTGGCCGGATGGGGCGAGCAGTTCATCGTCTGGTGCGACCTCAACGCGGAGCAGGAGGCTGTGGACGCCATGCTGCGCGCGCGCGGCATCACCTTCGTCTCGCTCTACGGCAATGACGCCCTCGACCTCCGCGAAGAGAGAATGCAGACCTGGCGCGCAGGCTGCGCCCAGGCGTTCGTTTCCAAGCCCATGATGTACGGCGCCGGCGTCAACCTGCAGCAATGCTCGCGCGCTGTTTTCCTCGGCGTCGGCTACAAGTTTTTCGACTTCATTCAGGCCATCCACCGCATTTACCGTTTCCTCCAGAAGAGCGGCGTGGGCATCGACATCCTCTACACCGAGGCGGAGCGGGAAGTGCGCCGCGTCTTGGAAGAGAAGTGGGAAAAGCACAACGAACTCACGACACGCATGAGCGAGATCATCCGCGTGCACGGCATCAGCCGCGGTCCCCTGGGCCTTACTCAGCGCAAGATGGCCGTCAACAGAAAACAGGCAGTGGGCGAGGGCTGGCGCATCGTCCATAACGATTGTGTGGAAGAGGCCTCGGCCATGGCGGCCGGCGCGGTTCAGCTGGTCCTCACCTCCATCCCCTTCAGCACCCAGTACGAGTACTCGCCCTCGTTCCGGGACTTCGGCCACACCGACTCCAACGAGCATTTCTGGCAGCAGATGGATTACCTGATCCCGGAGATCTTCCGGGTGCTCGAGCCGGGCCGTGTCGCCGCCATTCACGTCAAGGACCGGATCACTCCCAGCGGCATGACCGGAATGGGATTTCAGACCGTCTACCCGTTCTCGGACGATTGCATCCGCGCCTTCACCCGCCACGGCTTCGGCTTCCTGGCCCGCAAGACCATCGTCACCGACGTGGTGCGGGAGAACAACCAGACCTACCGGCTGGGCTGGACCGAGCAGTGCAAGGACGGCTCGCGCATGGGCGCTGGGATGCCTGAGTATCTCCTGCTCTTCCGCAAGCCGCCCACCGACACCAGCAACGGCTACGCCGACCGTCCCGTGGTCAAGGAGAAGTTGCGCTACACGCGCTCTCGCTGGCAGATCGATGCCCACGGGTTCATGCGCTCCAGCGGTAATCGCCTGCTCACGCCCGGCGATCTCGAAGGCGCGCCCCATGAGCGCATCTTCAAGCTCTTCCGCGCCGAGTCCCTATCGGAGGTTTATGACTTCGAGCACCACGTCGAATTGAGCGAGAGCCTGGAGATATGCCGCGAGTGCAGCCACATCCACGTCGGCGACCGCAAATGCGGGCAGTGTCCGTGCAACATCGCCGGGGGCAGGCTGCCCGCCACCTTCATGCTCTTCCAGCCGCCGAGCTGGCATCCCGACGTGTGGACCGATGTCGCCCGCATGCGCACCCTCAACTGCACCCAGGTCGCCGAGAACCGTGAGACGCATATCTGCCCTCTCCAGTTCGACATCTGCGACCGCGTCATCGAGCAGTTTTCAAACCAGGGCGATACGGTGTGGGATCCCTTCAGCGGCCTCGGCACGGTGCCCATGCGGGCCGTGCTGCTGGGCCGCTTCGGGCTGGGCACGGAGCTTTCCGAGGAGTACTTCCGCGACTCGCTCTACTATCTGCGCGAGGCCGAGCGGCGCCGGGCGGTGCCGTCTCTCTTCGACTTCCTCGCCAACGACTGTGTAACTCAATCCAATCCAAAGGAGGAAACCTTACCTAAAGAGCCTTTCTAGAACCTTCGCCGGCGGCGGGGTCAGATCCTGCCGCCAGCGTCGAACCAGCACCATCGTAGCCCAACCGCCGCCAACTGTTTTTCCACTTCTGCACAGAAAATGTGCTATGATTTTTCATCGCGCCGGTACAGTTGTACCGCGATGGAGGTCTCCATGCCCGTCAACGACGCTTATCTGGTACAAGTCGAAGGCTGGCGCGGCGCCGTGCGCCAAGCGCCTGCAGCCCAGGAAGCGCCCGCGGCTCCCAAGGCCGCGGCCGCGCAGATCCTGCCGCCCATTGTCCGCATGACCGTGCAGGTCCTCGACAAAGTCGGACGCCGCGCCGCCTAGCGCCCCTCACCTTCTCGTCATCCGCCGGCCGATCCGGCGCGTCCCGCCCAAAGGCATTCCCCGCCCCGCCGCCTGCTCCTCCGCCCGTATCTTCTGCTCCCGCTGCCAGGCATACCGCGCCAGCGAGGTCTCGTCCATCCCCCCCTTGCGCATCTCGTCGATCTCCTCTTCGAGCGTCACCCGCGCCGGCTTCACGCTCTCGCTCAGCCAGCTGTTCCAGGCATACGCCGTCTCGTCGTAGGCGTCGTCCTGCGGGTTGCCTTTCTCCTTCTTCACCGCCTTGCGCGCGTCGATCACCCGGCTCTGGATGGTGCGGAAGGTGTAGGGGCAGGCGCTGGTCACCACCAGGGCGCGGTTGGAAAGCCCGTTGTAGAGGTTCTGTGCGTTGCCCACCGGGTCGTGCGCGCCCAGCACGCAGCTCACCCCATGCTCGGCGAAGACTTCGCTCATGATCTCGAAATTCGATTTGCCCGTGCCCGTGTGCTGGTCGTTGGCCGGGTCGGTCATGGCGAAGAGGATCCGCGGCGGCTCCGGGTCCTTCGGGCGCATCTTCTTCAGCCACGCCTCCTGCGGACCCTGGCGCGGGTTGTCGCTGGCCTTGAAGCCGGTCTTGCACAGCCCCAGCGCGAAGTTGTGCGAGGACATCTTGCGCTCGATCCGCTCCCGCACCTTGAACACCTGGCCGGAAGGCGCGATCGCGTACATCCCCGCCGCCGCCGCCGAATTGCCGTACCCGTAGTCGATGGAGATGAAGTGGCCCCACCACCACTCGTCCTTCACTTCCTGGAAGGGCACCATGTACTCCGGGCGCAGGAAGGGGAAGTAGAGCCCCTCGGCGTTGCACCAGCAGCCGAACAGCAGCTGCTCGCGCAGCGTCGCCGTCTGGGTCAGCAGGCTCTCGAGCTTCACCCGGTCCGAGTACACCGGGTTGTCGATCAGCCGCGCCGGGATGAATCCCGTGGTCTTGAAGACCGGCGCGTCGTCGGACGGCCACCTGGCGCCGCAGTAGACCCTGCCCGGCACCACGCTGGTCTCGAAGGGCGCGGAGTCGTCTACGGGGGCGGGAAAGTGGACCGGGCAGCGGTTGCGCAGGAACACCGACATCTGCCAGCCGTGGCCGGGGCCGCCGGGGTTGGCGCCGAGGCGAGCGCGCACGAACAGCCGCGTCCAGGTGGGCGCGGCCAGCCAGCCCAGCAGCCGCCGGATAAGCTTCTCCTCGTGGTGCCCGCTCTCGTCCACCCCGATATGCGACTTGGGGTTACCCTGGTAGCGCAGCAGGTCCTTCTCGTTGCGCATGTAGCCCGGGGTCACGTAGCCGCTGTGTGGAAAGACCCAGGCGTAGTCCTCGAACTTCGACGGCCTCTTCCACTTGGCCCCCAGCGGCTCATAGAGCTTTTGCATCTGGTCGGCCATCTCGCCCATTTCCGTCTTGGTGGTGCGCAGGATCAGGCTCTTGAGATAGGGGTTGCGGTACTCCTGCATGGCGTCGGCGGCCAGGAAGCTGGTCTTGCCGCCGCCCGACTGGCCGCCGAAGAGCAGCAGTTCGGCGCGGCTGTTGATGGCCGCCTGCTGCGCGGTGTTGATCGGCCACCAGTTGGGCGACCAGTTCGGCGGGTGCAGGTGGAAGGGCGGAGGAACCAGAGGCGCAAAGGGCAGGCGCGGCGCGGTGCGCTTGAGGTCGCGCAGGTAGTCTTCAACGTCCTGTCCGGGGATCAACGCCGGGAACAGCGGTGGGGATTCGAGCAAGGGTTATAGCGTTATAGTGCGATTACGTGATTTCGACTTTGAGGGTGCGGTCGGGCGTTGCGGGGTGGGTCTCCGGAGGTGGGGGAAAGTTCTCGCGAACCGCAATTGAGAAAACCCCGAGTTGCGCCAGGGCTTCATGGTTCCCGCGCACCGTGCTGGGCTCTCCCGGCCTCATCTCTACGCCGCGGGCCAGCACCGCGCGGCAGTAATCGTGCAGACCGAGGCCGGCATCGACCGCCGCCTTGCGCAGGTCGCGCATCAGCTCCTCGGGCACATTGCGCAGGTTCAGAACCGCCATCAGGCCGCCTGCTTTCGCGCCAGCCACAGCCGCCGGCTGTGCCGTATGCGCAGCTCCCCGGCATCGGTCATGCAGCCCTTTCCCGGCTCCGCCGCGCAGGTGGCCAGCGGGCAGCGCACCGCGCGCGCCTCTTTCTCCTCCGCCTCGATGCGGGTTCTGAACTCCCGGTCCGACTCAACCGCAGCTAACATAAGCGTTCTCCCGTGTACAGAAGGTACAACTGTAGCAGTGATTCAGGTAATTTCAACCTGAATTATTTTTTCGCCTGTCCTTTTGGGGGTTGCCGCGGGCTTCGGCGGCGGCGGAGTTGGCGCCCTCGGCTTCGCTGCCGGGCTCTCCGGGTCGGGCAAGAGCGGCGCCGGCTCCTCGGCGGGCGCGGACGGAGCGGCGCCGGCCTCGCGCTCCTGGGCAAAGATCGACTGGTAAAAGCTGGTCGGCGCGGCCATCGGACCCCCGGCATCGAGCGGGGTCTGCGCCGGGTCCAGCTTCTCATTCTGGATTTTCACCCGGTTGCCGTCGCGGATGGTACCGGTGTACACCATCACCAGCTTCACGGCATCGAGGATCGCGCCGGAGTGGTCCTTGGGGTCGAGGTCGAGGACTTTCTTGATGGCCTTCTCGGCATCGCTGAGCGAGACGCGCTCCCGCTCCTCTTCCTGCCGCGCCGCTCCGACCGCGTCCCGGGCCATCAGCCGGTGCTCTTCGAACTCCACCAGGTTGCGCCTCCGCTCGATCTCCGCCTGCACGTGCGCCCGGCGGTGGATGCTCTTGGCTTCCTCTTCCGGGATGCGGCACTTGCGCGCGACCAGGTTCAGCCGCTCGTCGGCATAGCGCTCGCGGGCAAAGTGGAAGACGAAGCGCTGCTCTTTTTCGTTCAGCGGCTTGAAGGGATCCCTGGGCATTGCTGGCGTTCCTCGGCGTTACATCGGTCACAAATGTTACAACCTGCAACCGGGCGATACGGGTCGTTACTGTTTAGCGGCGGTCTCCTGCGGAGTGCCTTCGATCTGCGGCGGCTCGTGCTCGGCGGGCACGCTGGCCAGCGCCTCGCGCCACTCTTTCACCAGCGCCGCCCGTTCCTGCGGGTCGGTAATCTCCGGCAGCTGCGACTCGCCCTTGCGGATCAGCGCCGGCCGCAGCTCCATCTTCTCCTGCGGTGTGGCAGCGTTGAAAATATCGAGCACGGTGGGATCGCCCTTGTGCAGCGGCCGGAAGCGGATGCCCGCGCTCGCGAACTCGTTCACGAACCGCGGCTGCTGCGCCCGCTCCACCACCCGCCAGGCGGTGTTGACGCTCATCTTGCCCGCCTTGGCTTCCTCCAGAATGTCCCGCGCCTTGATCTTTCCATTGCGCAGCTCGTCCTCCAGCTGGTAATTGCGCCGGCTGGCCGCCTGCCGCTCCTCGTCGTCGGCCATGTCCGGGATGTTGGCCACGTAAACCTTGTGGATCATCCCCTCGGCCTTGGTCCGGTCCTGCGAGCCGTAGATCCCGCTCGCGCTCAGCATCGAGCCCAGCAGCGAGATGTCCGGCGTGGTGAACACCTTCTGAACCTGGAAGGGCATCGACCGCTTCACCGCATCCTGCACCCGGTGGGGAAAGGTTCTCTGCTTTCCGTAGTAATCGCGGCCGGTGGCGAATTCGAGCGCCGCGGAGAAGGGCGACGACAGCCGGTTCATCAGCGCCTGGCGGGTGTCGGTGGCCACGTGCACCGCATCCTCGAGCGAGCCGCGCACCCCGTACTCCTGGCCGTGAAACACCACCTTGAAGGCGTGCTCCTTGTCCCACTTGGCATCGCCCTGGTTGAGCACCGCATTGAGCGCCCGCGCGGCCACATACACCATGCCCAGCCCGCGCAGCAGCGCCGCCGCCTGCATGCGCCCGTGGGGCAGCGCGGCCTGGGCCACGTAGCGGCCCGTCGACTCGGCGAAGGTCGGCGCGAAGAAGATCAGCCGCAGCGCCTGCTTGGCCGTCTTCGACCGCGGCAGCGCGTCGAAGGCCGTGTTGATCACGCCCACCGATGCGTTCCCCTGCTTGGCGCTCAGCTCGAAGAGCATGCGCTGGGCGAGATCTTTGGCCGCCTGCTTCTTTTCCGCCTCGCCGGCCCCGCCCATCTTCGCCGCCACCTCGCGGTAGGCCCGGTCCTCGAATTCCTTTCCATAGAGCCGCGAGTTGGCCTCGTAGGCGATCCTGCCCAGTTGCATACCGGCGCGCGGGATCCAGTCCTGAAACATCCACTGCGAGAAGGCATGCACGCGGTCCATGGCCACGTTCACTCCCGGCACGCCCTCGAAAACCCCTTTCAGCACCCGCGCGGAAAACAGTCCCTCGGCGTCGGCGTGCAGCGGGTCCAGGCCATTGGCCACCAGCCCGCGCTGCACCGTATCGCCCATGTCGATCGGGGGAAGCCGGAAGGGATTGGCCCCATGCTCGATCACGCGCCGACCGATGTTGACCACGTGGAACGGCGCCGGAATCACCGAGGTCATCAGCTCTTTCGAGAGCGCGTTCATCTGCAGGATGCCGTGCCCGATGCGCTGCGAGAGCTTCTGGTTGCGGTCGAACCATCCCGGCCGCATCATGTCCTCCACCTGGTCGGCCACCGAGTTGTGAAAGTAGAGATTGCCCTTGAAGGCGATGCGCGAGGGGTCCTCGCCCCACAGCTTGGGATCGTCCTTGAAGCCTTCCAGGTCCTCGGCCGTGGGCTCGAACAAAAAGCCGCGCGTCTGCGGCAGGTCCGGGAATTCCTTGTAGTCGCGCAGATTGACGTCCTCGGGAATCTCCTGCCGGCGCATGATCTGCGGCACCTCGTCGTCGCGCGCCACCATCCAGCGGCCCACCGCGTTCATCACCGCGAGCGGCTTGCCGTCCGGCGACTTGGCCAGCATGGAATTGCGCAGCAGCGTGCGCGTGGCCAGGGCGTCGGAAAAAGCCGCATCGTAGGCCGAGAGCAGGTAACCGATGTCGGGGTTCTTGGGGATCAGCCCATGATTCTCGGCGTCGAGATAGGTCTCGAACACCCGCTCCTTGATGAACCCGGGGTTGGGGTTGAGCTCGCTCATGTCGATCAGGTGGGCCAGGTTATCCGCCTCGCCGGTGCGCACATAAAGATGGTTCACGTAATTGCGCGCCGCGTTGTAGAGCATTCCTGTCTCCTGCCCCACTTTCAGCAGGTCCTGGAAGTGCTTCTGGATGCGCATGGCCACGGCCTTCTGCTGCGGGTCGAGATGGGCCGCGGCCTTATAGTGCGCAATGGAATCGTGGTAGTGGTCCTTGAGCCGCGCGTCCATGGGCCGCGACTTGAACAGGTCCCAGCGCTGTTCGGCAAGGGTCGCCCACTTCTTCAGCTTCTCCGGATCGCCGCCGGCCTCGATCCAGTACTTGATGCCCGCGCGCGCATCCGCATCGGGCATGGTTTCTTTGACCGCCTTCGCCAGAGCCCGCACTGCCAGCGCCGACTCGGTCTTGGCCACGTTGGCATCGCCCACCAGCCCTTTCCAGTCGGTGGGCTTGGGCACGCCGAGGGATTTGATCTTGCCGGCCACCAGCTGCCCCGTGGTCCGCGCCATGTCCGCCAGCTGCGACGGCTCGCCTGAAAATCTGAAATCGTGCGCCAGCGCCGCCGTCAAGCCGTTGGTGCGCGCCAGGCCCTTTTCGAGGCCCGGTATCCGCCGCCAGAAGGCGCCTGCCCGTCCTGTCGATTGGTCGAACTCGTGACCCGCCCAGTCGCTGAACCGTTCCACCGCCGAGCGGCCGTCCTCGGCCGGCGTCTTGCCCAGGTCCTCGATCAGATCCTGTACGCTGCGCGCCACCGGGTTCTCGGTGTCCGTCTTCTGGAAGAGCGTCTCCGCCTCCGGCGCCGGCTCCTTGAATTTTGAGAGATCGAGATGCCAACGGACCGCGCCGGCCTTTTCCCCGGCATCGGGCGTCTCCACGCCGCCCAGCTTTTTCCAGATGCCCGCCACCGCGTCCTTCGAGCCGCCCTCGGGGTCTGAAGTCAGCTCGGTTCCCCCCTGCGACTTCACATAGTCGATCGCGTCCCGGTACATCCGGGTGGCCACGCCGCGGCCTTTTTCGAGACTCTGCACCAGCCGCACCGCCCATTTGCCGTCGCCCTCCGGCGAGACGATCATGTGCCCCGCCATACCCCAACGCGGCTCGAGATCCCTGGAATTTACATACTCGGGTTTGAAATAGCCATGTTGTTTGGCATATTCTTCGGCGGTTGGCGCCTGGTAGGTTTTGGCGAAAAACTCTTTCCAGCCCGGACCGTCGTCGGAGTCAATCGGCTCCGTGGTCCGCAGGTCGCCGGCCTTGGGCGCTTCCCGCTGGAAGAGCGTGGTGTTTTCGCCGGTGCCATGAAACAGCGGCGACTCGCGCTCCATCCTGCCCGCGGCCGCGCTGATGTCGCCCTGGGGCCGGCGCATCTCGTCGCCCAGCAGTTGCGCCTGAGCCTCGCCCTTGGCCGCGCCGCGCTCGGTGTCGGCATTCTCCATGCCCGGCAAGGCCAGCGAGTCATCCGGGCGCAGGGCGCTCTTGCTGGCCCGCTGGAAGGCTAGTTCACCTTCCGCCGCGCCGCCTTCTGGAACACCCGGTTCGCCACCTGCACCACCGGGTCCTCTTGGCTGTCCCGGAGCACGCGCATGCCCTTCTTCGCCTCCGGGGAGCGGTTGAACTCCTCGACCGCCGCCTTGAGCCGCGCCTCGTGCCGCGCCTCCTCGGCCTCTTTCATCGGGTTCTGCTTCATAGCCCCTCCGCGCTTCCTTCAGCGCCGCTTCCGCCTCCGGCGTGACCGGCGGCAGGCTCGAGAAGATTGTATCCCCATGCTCATCGGCCGCGGCGCGCAGAAAACTGTGCACCAGGTCGAAGCGCTGCTCCGCGGTCAGCTTCAGCGCCGGATCCCCGGCCAGCGCCTTGGCCATCAGCTCGAGCGTGATCTCGTTCCTTCCCTCCGCCCCGCCGCGCTTCCCGTAGCCCATCGCCCGCAGCTGGTCCGCGATCGCGCGGAACTCCGGCCGGGATGCTACCTCCTGAATTGCGTCCGACTGCGCCATGCGGTTGCGCCGCTGCCAGCCGTGCCAGGCCTCTTCAAGCACCGTGTCCGGCCCGTGGTCGCCGCGCAGCAGCACCACGCTGCCGTCTTCCTGCCGTCCCTCGCGGATCGACTGCGCCATGCGGTCGTAGCCGGCGGCGGCCTCCGCTCCTCCCACCTCGCTGCGCGCGCTTCCCGCCTGCGAGCGCAGCATCAGTTCCAGCTTATTGGCCGCCTCGCGGCTCAGCGAGACGCCCTTCCAGGCCGTGCGCTCACCCAGCCCGGCGCGGTGCCAGAGCGCATAGGCATCGGGATCGAGCACCACCGCCTTGCCGGCCGCGGTGTCGGTCACCTGCGCCTTCTGCGCCGCCGCGTTCTCTCGCAACGTGCGCTTGCGCGCTGCGTCGATGCCGCGCGCGTATTCGTCCGCAGAAACAGCTTGGCCGGGAGCTGTTTCTCTCCCGGCCTCGGCTGCTGTGCTTTCGCTGTTTTTAGAAGTTGCTTCGGGGCTTAGTAGGGCACCTGCAGGTGTGGGTCCTCGTCCAGATTCTTGCCCCAGTTTTGCATTGCCGCCTGGGATTGGGCCGCCAGATTCTCCGCCGGAGGTGCCTTGGTCGGTGGCGCGGGCGGCCTCAAGGATGGCCTTGCCGCGGTCGCTTTGGAAGAGTCCGTCGCGTTCAAGCCGGGCCAGCGTTTCATTGATCTCACCCCTGGTTTCATTGTAGCTTCTGCCGCCCAGTTTGGCAACAAAGCGGTTGAGCGCGTCCACGCCCTCGTGCGCCGTGGCTTCGCCCGGCTTGCCGGAGTTGTCCACCACCACAAACTTCACCCGGTCGCCGAACTCGTCGCGCACCGCTTCGAGCACCCGGGGCACGTTGTGATAAGCGTCGGCCATGTACTTCAGTTGCACGGTGCGCCCGATCCCCGGCCTCTCGCCATGCCCGACGGCGCGCCGGAACATGCGCTCCACCGTCTTGCCCGGCTCGTCCACATAGACCCACTCGATCACCGGCGTGCGTCCCGCGCCGATGATCTTGCGCAGCAAGGGGCCAAAACTCTTGTAGTCGTCGCTGATCGCCTCCACCTGCAGCCCCGCGCGGGCGAAGATTCCGCCCGTCTGTTCCGAGGTCTTGCCGCTTCCCGGCGAGGCCGTGGTCACCCGCACCAGCGGCTTTTCCCGGTTCACCGGCTCGCTCAGCACGGTGTCGAGAGCCGAATTGCGAATCGCCTTGGCCGCATTGGCGACTACACGATCGTTCCCGGTGGGGTCGGCCTTGAACTCCGGAAATAGTTCCTTGGCCGCATCGGTGGCCAGCGTCGGCACGCCTTTGGTGCTGAAGCGTTCGAGATAATTCCCGGCCAGCTTGGGCAGGTTCCTCGCCGTCCGCTCGTTGAGGTCGGCCTCTTCGGGGGTTCCGGTCAGGTTCTTGATCGGTTCCTTGGCGGTGACAATGCGCAACGCGCCGCGCGGGATCTCGTCGAGCTTGTTTCCGTCGCTCAGCCGCGCCCGGCCGCCGGCGCGGCCGCCATTCGGGGCAGGATTCTC